AAAACACCCCGTGACATTCAGGACTGGAATGCCGGTAAGATTCCTTTAGCTTTGATCCACCCCGCTTCTGCTGGTCATGGTCTTAACCTGCAGGCTGGTGGTGCTACCTTAATCTGGTATGGATTAACTTGGAGTCTGGAACTCTACCAGCAAACTAACGCTCGGCTCTGGCGGCAAGGGCAACGTCAACCAGTAGTTATCTACCACATCATCACTGAAGGCACCATTGACGAAAACATTCTGGCGGCCCTGAAACGCAAAGACAAAACCCAGTTAGCTTTAATTAACGCAGTGAAAGCCAACCTGAAAGGAAGTGTTATGGCATGAGTATCATGTGGAACTACTTAGACAAACGGCGAGCAACCGTTGCAGCCTTGAAAGATTACGATGGTATGAAGTTCATCATTGACTCTTACCAAGACGACCTGAAGCTAGCCAGGGAACAAATGATTGGTGTCAGTTCGCCACGCTACGGTTTCGTACCTGGCAGCAGTAAAAAAGATAACCCAACTGAGCATCGCCTGCTGCATGGCATCGATGAGACAACCAAGCTGAATGAACGCTACCAACAAGCCCAACTTTACTTCAAGTGGTTCGAGCCAGCCTGGCAAGAGTTATCTGAAGACGAGCGCTTTGTTTTAGATGTCTGCTATCGCACTCCAAACCAGTCAATGAACGAGGGACTAACCATCGTGATGGACAAGTACTTCATTGCGAAAACCACTGCTTACAATCGAAAGAACAAAGCACTCGATCACCTCACGCTCTTACTTTATGGATCCCATCATTAGAAAGGTAAAACGCAGAACAAACAATCAGCCTATCCATGTTACGATAGTAGTGTAGAAAATTAGGATAAAGGCATTTGCTTTATAACATTGAAGCCTGGCGGTGCAAACTGCTGGGCTTTTCTTATGCCCTCAGAAAGGAGGAGTGTCATGCCTTACTCACCCAAGAAACCTTGTCGTTACCCCGGCTGCCCGCGACTAACCCACAACACTTATTGTGACGTCCATGCTAAGCAAGTCAGTTCTCACTACAATTGTTACCAACGACCAAAACGTAGTCGTCCGCGCTATCATCGTGGCTGGCCAAAGATCAGACAAAGGTACCTACTCCACCATCCCTTCTGTGAGATGTGCCTAAGCCAAGGAAGGTATACCAGGGCTACCGAAGTCCATCACGTTCTGCCCTTAGAGCACGGTGGCACTAACGAGTTCAAGAATCTGATGACATTATGCAAACCATGCCACTCCCGCATCACTGCTCAGATGGATGATCGTTGGCACAAAGCACCACGTCAATATCATTACTAAACCACGGAGGGGGCCATCGAATCCTTAAAAATTTTTCGCGCGGGAGCGGGCCTGGGCCTTCGTGTACAAAAAATCGAAATCAAACGGGGTATTAAACCCTGCCGGAAGGAGGGAGAGATTTGGCTAAGGATGGTACGAATCGTGGTGGATCGCGGGTCGGCGCTGGGAGAAAATCTAAATCACTGCATGACAAGCTCGAAGCTGGCCAAGAAGCAACCGTCATCGATTTGCCAGAGCCAGCTAATCTGGAAGGCCACGTGATGCCACCAGTCAAGAAGTACCTCAAGGCCAAACAAAAGAATGGGTTAGAATTTGATGCTGCCGATATTTTCAAAGAAACTTGGGAATGGCTAGTTGAACGTGGTTGCGAAAAATTAGTTAATACCCAATTAATTGAACAATATGCCGTTAGCGTCAGTCGGTGGATTCAGTGTGAAGAATGTATCTCTAAGTTCGGTTTTCTCGCCCGCCATCCGACGACTGGGAATGCGATTGCTTCCCCTTATGTATCAATGAGCCGCGACTACATGAAGCAATCCAGTCAATTATGGTTTCAAATTTTTCAGGTAGTTAAAGAAAACAACGCTACTACTTACCAAGGATCTACGCCACAAGACGATGTGATGGAACGCTTGCTCCGTTCACGGAAAGGAATGAACTAATGAAATTTGTTAAGAAGAAAATAGCGAACCTCATCCCCGCGGATTACAATCCACGAAAAGACTTAAAACCAGGTGATCCTGATTATGAAAAGTTAAAACATTCGATGAAAGAATTCGGCTACGTTGATCCAATCATCTGGAATCAACAAACTGGTCGCGTGGTCGGCGGACACCAGCGGTTAAAGATTCTCCAGGATGAAGGGATTAAAGAAGCCGAGTGTGTAGTTGTCAACTTAGACGAAGAAAAAGAAAAAGCGCTGAACATTTCGCTCAACAAGATCAGCGGTGATTGGGATAAGGACAAGTTAGCTTTGTTGATGACTGACTTGCAAGCTAGTGACTTGGATATTTCATTAACTGGTTTTGATGAGGATGAAATATCTGACTTGCTTGCTACTGAAGATGATACTCATGATGATAACTTTGACATTGATAGCGAATTGGATAAACCAATCTTTTCAAAGTCAGGTGACTTATGGCACTTAGGTAAACACACTTTATTATGTGGTGACGCTACTAAAACAGCAAGTTACCAGAAATTGCTAGGTGATCATAAGGTCAACCTCGTGTTAACCGATCCACCATACAATGTTGATTACTCCAGCAAGGCTGGCAAGATCAAGAATGATCATCAAACCGACGACAAGTTCTACCAGTTTCTACTCGCTGCTTTTCAAAATACGAATCAAGCAATGGCTAATGACGCCAGCATCTATGTTTTCCATGCCGACACGGAAGGACTTAACTTCCGCCGTGCTTTCCAAGATGCTGGCTTTTATTTATCTGGTTGCTGTATCTGGAAAAAACAATCATTAGTGCTTGGTCGTTCACCATACCAGTGGCAGCATGAACCAGTTCTATATGGCTGGAAGAAAGATGGTAAACACGAATGGTACACCGGACGAAAGGAATCTACCATCTGGGAATTTGATCGTCCAAAGCAAAGTAAGGAACACCCAACGATGAAACCAATCCCATTACTAGCCTATCCAATCATGAACTCTACTATGTCGAACTGCACGGTTCTTGATCCATTCGGCGGTTCTGGTTCGACTCTGATTGCTTGTGAACAGACTAATCGGGTTTGTTACATGATGGAGTTAGATCCAAAATACTGTGATGTCATCGTTAATCGCTACATCAAACAAGTCGATTCGGATCAAGAAGTCAGTGTGGAAAGAGATGGTCATACAATTCCTTATAGTAATCTAAAAAAGCCGGCTTAATGCGTCGAAAGTCCTTGCTATCTGTACCTTCTAGAGTGATGTATACAGTGATCAAACAAGGAGGTATTGAATATGGAAATTAATTTTAATGTTCATGGCCAACAGCGCAAAAAGTTAGTCGAACGGATTGCTGAATACACTCAGCAAAAGGCAGAGTACCAGTACACACCAACTTATGCATACCAGATTGGTAAATACACTATCAGCAAGGATGGCAATCTTCTATCCCCGGATGAGATTCCTGCTGGATTAGTAACACATCTTAAGCAACAGGGATTCACACCCAGCGAGACAGTCAAGTTGAACATAACATATCGCCGCAATGAGTTTACTGACCAAGATCTAGATAACCTACGCCATTTAATCTGGGCAAAAGGACAATTAATCAAAGACGCTTGCCAACTGAACTCGTTGCCTCTCACAATCGATGACCAACAAGTAACCTTCGATTGGTTCACCGAAGTTAACACCGATGATGCTCCAGCTTATCAACAATTGATCGATAAGTTAGTGCGATACGCAAAGAGTCACCAGCGGATTATGTCCCAGCCACGGGAAGAAAGCAATGAAAAATATGCCTTTCGTTGTCTTTTGCTCCGGCTGGGATTTATTGGCCCAAGGTATAAGAAGCAACGGAAGGTGTTACTTAAAAATTTAACCGGGTCCGCCGCATTCAAAAGTCAGGAGGCTTAGTCATGAACAGGACCAAAGATGAATTAGCCAAATGTGATCGTATTTGCCAACAGGTTTTACAAATTCGTAATACCGGTGAAGTAAATATGTTTGATGTTGAAAACGTAAAACGACTCGCTTATTACTATAATTGCCACGATCTGATCGACTATTTAACCACTGACCGAGCCAGCTATGTCAACCTGATCTTAACCGGTAAATTTAATTAGCTACCAAGCATTGAGTTCACTCTCAGTGCTTTTTTAGTATCAATGAAAGGATGTGATGTCCTCTTGCGAAAGCTAAAAGACTACGCGCCGACTAAGTTTATGGCCAAGGATTCTACCTATGATAAAGATGCTGCTGACTTTGCAGTGTCATTTATCGAATGCCTGTGCCACACAAAGGGAACCTGGGCAGGCAAGCCCTTCGACCTAATCGATTGGCAGGAAAAAATCATTCGAGATATTTTTGGCATCTTAAAGCCCGATGGCTACCGCCAATTTAATACTGCTTACGTAGAAATTCCCAAGAAACAAGGTAAATCCGAGCTAGCTGCCGCCATCGCCCTGTTGCTCTGCTGTGCCGATGGTGAAGAGCGCGCCGAGGTTTATGGCTGTGCAGCTGATCGGCAACAAGCTGCAATTGTTTTTGACGTTGCTGCTGATATGGTACGTATGAATCCCGCCCTGAAGAAACGTTGTAAGATTCTTGCTTCGCAGAAGCGGTTAATCTACGAACCAACTAATAGCTTTTATCAAGTTCTATCTGCTGACGCCTATTCTAAACATGGGTTTAATGTGTCCGGAGTTATCTTTGACGAACTGCATACCCAACCGAACCGGAAACTCTATGACGTTATGACGAAGGGATCGGGGGATGCCAGAACTCAGCCCCTCTACTTCTTAATCACAACCGCTGGCACTGATGAGCATTCCATTTGTTATCAAGTCCATCAAAAAGCAATTGATATCATGAAAGGTCGAAAACATGACCCCCGCTTTTACCCGGTAATTTATGGTGCCGATCGGGATGAAGATTGGTCGAGCCCCGAAGTCTGGAAAAAAGCTAATCCTTCTTTAGGAATTACAGTCAAAATGGAGAAAGTCAAAGACGCTTACAACTCTGCCAAGGAAAATCCAGCAGAGGAAAATACCTTCCGACAGCTTCGTTTGAACCAATGGGTAAAACAGAACGTTCGTTGGATGCCCATGGATAAATGGGATGCTTGTGCTTTCCCAGTTGATCCTAATGAACTAAGGGGACGTGATTGTTACGGTGGACTCGACCTGTCGTCGACTACCGATATCACTGCTTTTGTTCTAGTGTTTCCACCAAGGGATGATTCCGAAGGTTACACCCTGCTCCCCTACTTCTGGATTCCTGAAGATAATGTCGACCTGCGGGTACGCCGTGACCATGTTCCCTATGATATCTGGAAACAGCAAGGATATTTACAAACCACAGAGGGTAATGTCGTCCACTATGGCTTCATAGAACACTTCATTGATGATCTCGGAAAGAAATACCATATCAAGGAAATTGCCTTTGACCGTTGGGGTGCAGTCGAAATGGTCCAGAATCTTGAAGGAATGGGCTTCACGGTAGTGCCATTTGGCCAAGGGTTCAAAGATATGACTCCACCAACCAAAGAGTTGATGCGCTTAACTTTGGAAAAGAAAATTGCTCACGGTGGACACCCAGTTTTGCGTTGGATGATGGACAACATCTACATTCGAACTGATCCGGCAGGCAACATCAAACCAGATAAAGCAAAATCAACTGAAAAGATAGATGGCGTTGTCGCTACTATCATGGGATTGGATCGCGCCATTCGCAATGAAGACAGTGGTGACTCTGTTTATGATGGTCGAGGTCTATTAATGTTGTAATTACGAAGAACTGAAAGGAGTTGATGCCATGAGTCTATTTAATAAATTGTTCCATACCAATAAAGCTTCACCCAAAAACACCCTATCCAGCACCATATCATTTTTCTTCGGCAGTTCAATGGCTGGACAAAACGTAACCGAACGCACCGCAATGCAGAATACAGCAGTTTATGCTTGTGTGCGAGTCTTGGCTGAAGGATTAGCTGAACTGCCACTCCACATTTATCAATACACCAGCGATGGTGGTAAACAGCGGGCAATTAACCACCCGCTTTATTTTTTGCTTCATGATGCGCCAAATCCAGAAATGACCAGTTTTATCTTTCGTGAAACCATGATGAACCATTTATTACTGTGGGGTAACGCCTATGCACAAATCATTCGAAACGGTCAAGGCGAGATCACTGGGCTCTATCCTTTGATGCCTGATCGAATGGACGTTAACCGTGCTGCCAACGGTGAAATCTACTACACCTATACTCGCAACTACGATGATTACCAGGCAAAGAATAAATCAAAGCAAGTAATCCTCTTGTCCGATGAAGTCCTTCATATCGCAGGGTTAGGATTTGATGGTTTGATCGGCTACAGCCCTATCGCTATGTCTAAGAATGCGATTGGATTATCTATGGCCGCCGAACAATATGGAGCCACCTTCTTCAAAAATGATGCCACACCTGGTGGTGTTCTCGAGCATCCTAATGTAGTCAAAGACCCTGAACGGCTTCGGAAAAGTTGGCAGTCACAATTTTCGGGATCTAATAATCACAGCATTGCTGTCTTGGAAGAAGGAATGACTTTTCATCAACTTTCCATTCCACCTGACCAAGCGCAATTTCTTGATACCCGAAAATTCCAACTCGACGAAATTGCCAGAATTTTTCGTGTACCACCGCATATGGTTGGTGACCTAGACCGTTCAACTTTCTCAAATATCGAGCAACAATCACTAGAATTTGTAAAGTACACCCTGAACCCTTGGTGCATTCGCTGGGAACAAGCTATGAATCAACAGCTACTTTCTGCTGATGATCAACGAAAGTTCTTCGTCAAATTCAATGTTGATGGACTACTACGTGGCGATTACGAAAGCCGAATGAATGGCTATGCCATCGGGCGCCAAAATGGTTGGCTGTCTGCAAATGATATTCGGGGACTTGAAGATCTTAACCGCATCCCCGCTAATGAAGGTGGTGACGAATACTTAGTAAATGGCAATATGCTGCCACTCAACCAAGCTGGTAATTTCTACAGTTCTCAACTATCTAAAGAAAGTGAGGAAACAAAAGAATGAAACGTTTCTGGGACTGGAGCGGTCCTCAAAATCAACGTGTCTTAACTATCAACGGTACGATTGCTGAAGATAGCTGGGTTGATGATGAAGTCACTCCCCAAGTATTTCAAGATGAACTAAACCAAGGTAAAGGGCCTATTGATATCTGGTTAAATTCACCCGGTGGTGACTGTGTCGCTGCCAGTCGCATTTATACAATGCTAATGAATTACCCCGATGATGTGAACGTCAAGATTGATGGTATCGCTGCTTCAGCAGCATCAGTTATCGCCATGGCAGGAACAAAAGTTTCTATGGCTCCAACCGCGATGATCATGATCCATAATCCATTAACTATTGTTGGTGGACAAAAAGAAGATCTTGATCAAGCTGCACAAATGCTAGCGGAAACAAAAGAATCAATCATTAATGCCTATGAGCTTAAAACAAACCTTCCTCGTGAAAAAATCTCATCCATGATGGATGACGAAACCTGGATGAATGTCAATAAAGCGATTGAGTTGGGCTTTGCTGATAATATGCTGGGCCAAGATAAAGATGTCATAGATTGTTACTCGTATTCAGATAAGCAATCTGAATTGGTTCTATTGAATAAGCTAAAGCCACAAACAAAATCTAATATCTCTGTAAAGTCGCTGCAAAAGCGGCTTTCTTTGTTATCACACTAATTTAGGAGGAACTTATCAATGAACAAGATTACTGAATTACAAGAAAAGCGTGCCCGTATTTGGAAGCAAGCAAAGGATTTCCTGGACACTAAACAAAAAGAAGCTGATGTACTTTCTGCTGAGGACAACGCTACCTACGAAAAGATGGAACAAGACGTCGTCAACTTAGGTAAGGAAATCGATCGGCTCC